CGCATGGGATGGAAAGAGACTACAAAACAAGAGACAGAACACAGCGGGAAAATGACTGTTGAACTAGTCCGGTTCACAGATGCGCCTACCAAATAACGATTGGCGCCCAAGGGCGCACCAGCTTCCTGTCTGGTCTTATCTGGAACACGGCGGCAAGAGGGCCATTGAAATAGCCCATAGACGGTGGGGCAAGGACGATATAGCCCTACACCGGGCAGCGATAGCCTCATGGGAACGCCCTGCAACATACTGGCATTGTCTCCCCGAATACGCACAAGCCCGAAAGGCTATTTGGGCTGCGGTTAATCCTCACACCGGAAAGAGGCGTATTGACGAGGCCTTTCCCGAATGGATGCGGGCAAGAACCAATGACCAGGAAATGTTCATCGAGTTTACCAACGGTTCTACGTGGCAGGTTATCGGGTCGGACCGATATAACGCCCTTGTAGGCGCTGGCGTGGCCGGTGTGACCTTCTCAGAGTGGGCCTTATGCAATCCTAGCGCCTGGGGTTACATCTCTCCTATGCTGCGGGAGAATGATGGGTGGGCATTCTTTATCACCACACCCCGCGGCAAGAACCATGCCTTTGATATGTATAACCATGCCATGAAGACGGACGGCTGGTTTGCGGAGGTGTCTAGTGTTGTTGAGACCGGCGCATTTAATGAGGAACAGCTTGACGAAATCAGGGCGGAATATGTGTCCCTGTATGGAGAGGATTTTGGCAACGCACAATTCGAGCAGGAATATCTTTGCAGCTTTGAAGCGGCAATCCTTGGCAGCTATTACGGCGGGGAATTGGCCCTAGCACGTTCTGAAAACCGCATATGCAAGGTAAAGCACGACCCCGACCTTCCGGTGATGACCGTTTGGGATATTGGGTATTCAGACGACACGGCTATTTTGTTCGTCCAGGTGGTGGCTAACGAGGTGCGGATCATCGACACGTATAGCGCCAACGGGAATAATCTTGAGCATTACGCTGATATCATTAACGCCAAGCCTTACGAATACTCAGCACACTGGCTCCCGCATGACGCACAGGCTAAAACCCTCGCAGCGGCTGGTCGGTCAGTGTTTGAGCAGCTAACTGGTGACCACGGCATGAAGGGCGTTAAGATACTCCGCAACACCAACACCGAGATGCAGGGCATTATGGCTGCAAGGCATTTGTTCCCCCGGTTATGGATAGACCACGAACAAGACGACTTCCTGAACGCCATAGGGCAATTCAGGCGTGAGTGGGATGACGACAAGAAATGCTTCAGGGATAAGCCCGTTCACGACTGGACGAATCACTTTGCAGACACGTTGCGCTATCTGGCGTGGGTGTGGAAAGAGCCGGTCAAGCCTAAGGAGGAAGTGAAGAATCCGCAGATCGTCATAGGTGGTAAAAGCACAATGAAGATGAATGACTTGATTGACGCTGTAAAAAGGCGTAATGTTAGGGACGATTAAGGACTAATATCTCGGATAAAGGAGGAATAAACAATGGACAGAGAACAGACTAAACGAGCTATCGATGTCATGCAGGCCTATGTGGATGGGGCGGAAATTGAGAGTACGATGCTAGAAAATTGTTGGGGCATGGCTACTCCAGCTTGGAATTGGGGCAATAACGCCTACCGCGTCAAAATAGCCACCAAGCCCTCAATAAATTGGGACCACGTACACCCTGACTATAAGTGGCTGGCGCGGGATAAAGATGGAGGACCATTCTTTTATACTAAACGCCCGAGTTGTGGTCGGGGGACTTGGCATCGGCCATCTGGGAGTGGGATGAATGGGGCAGACACATTTGCATCCTACACCCCTGGCGACTGTGACTGGAAAGACAGCCTTGTGGAGAGGCCTGAATAACCATGAATCATTTGATTGATGCCGTGGAAAGGCGTAATGTACGATATGATTAATGGGTTCGCCGCTTAATAGGCGCGTCTGGGCCACGGTTAGCCCTTAATTTTACAACGCTGTGAAGCGTGGTAGCCCTTAGATGGATGTAAACATGGCTGAAGTTTCAGAGGCCCAGGCGGGCGCACTTGAAGAAGTAAAAGACGCTGGCGCAGGCCCGCAGGGTGTTGTTAAGCGATGGATGATGGAATTAGACCTGTCGTCCAAGTCTGAAGAATACTGGCGCAAACAAGCCAAAGACGTAAACGCCCGCTATCGAGACGAGAAAGCCGACGGTGTTTCCAATTCATACTCCGTAAACATGAACCGCTATTCCAGCGGCAACCGTTACAACATCCTTTATTCCAACATTCAGACGATTTGCCCGGCTCTATACAACCAGACGCCGAAGCCTGACGTTCGCCGCCGTTATCGTGACGCAGACAAGACGGGCAAGGTTATCGCTGATATCATGGAGCGCGGCCTTTCGTTCACAATGGACGAGTATGACTTTGATCGTAAGATGCGGCTTGCTGTGAAGGATCAGCAACTATCCGGCCGTGGCGTTACCCGCTTGAAATACGAGGCCATCCTTGATAAGAAGAAGGATGATGATGGCGAAGACTACGAGGAAAAGGTTTACGACGAAGTTTGTTGGGATCATGTGAATTGGGCTGATTTCCGAGTAGGACCGGGCCGCACGTGGGAAGAGGTCGAATGGATTGGGTTCAAGCATATCCTGAACAAAGAGGAATTGAGCGAGAAATTCCCCGACACCTATGAAGATGTCCAGATGGATTACACCCCGCAGGGCATGGAGGACAACGAAGAAGGCGATCCAATAAGCGACACGTTCAAACGCGCCGTTGTTTGGGAGATATGGGACAAGGAAGCGAAGCAAGTTATCTTTATTGCACCATCCCTGAAAGAGCGCCCCCTGAAGACAGAAGACGATCCGCTTGGATTGACGCACTTCTTCCCGATTCCCCGCCCGCTGTACGCCACAGAGAACACGGATAGCCTCGTTCCTGTTGAGCCGTTCCGCTTTTATCGTGACCAAGCCGACGAACTGGACGAAATCACCAAGCGAATTACCGGAATTATCAGGACTTGCCGTGTGCGCGGTATTTATGACAGCACAATAGGCGAAATGAACAACCTTATGGACGCTGGCGAGAATATCATGGTTCCCGCTACCGATGTTCTGCCGTTAATGCAGTCCGGTGGGCTGGAGAAGGCCATTTGGCTTTGGCCTATCGAGCGAATCGCCGGTGTATTGGTGCATTTGTACAACCAGCGGGAAGCCATCAAGACCACAATCTATGAAATCACTGGCATTGCCGATATTATGCGTGGTTCGTCGTCTGCACAGGAGACATTGGGCGCACAACAGCTAAAGGCACAGTTCGGCACGATGCGCCTGGACGATATGCGCCGCGAAGTCCAACGTTACGCCAGAGACTTGGTGCGTATGGCCGCTGAAGTCATGGCGGAACACTTCTCAACCGATACAATGGCGATTATGACGGAGGTCCAGCTTCCTACTGCCGAGCAGAAGCAACAGGCCATGATGATGGCTCAGCAAATGCAGCAACAAGGCCAGCCGTTGCCCAAGAAGTTTAATGAGGGTATGGCTCTCCCCACATGGGAGGAAGCCCTACAGGTGTTGCGTGATGATAAACAACGCGCATACAGAATAGATATCGAGACGGATAGCACCGTCGCAGGAGATCAAGCGGCAGACCAAAAGGCCATCACTGAATTGTTGACCGGAATATCGTCATTCATTCAGAACGCTGGGCCGGCTGTTGCGGCTGGCTACCTGCCACTTGATGCAGCTAAATCATTGCTCATGACTTCTGTCAGGCGGTTTAAAATGGGCCGTGAGGTTGAAGACGCGCTTGATATGATAGGTGAGGAAGAGGAAGAACAGGAAGGCCAAGCCCAACAGCCTGATCCCGCGCAAATGCAGATGCAGGCGGAACAGGCTAAAGCCGAACAGGAAACGCAAGCGAGGGCACAAGAGGCGGCACAGAAGGCGCAGATGGACCAAACAAAGATGCAGATGGAGTCTGGTATCAAACAGGCCGAACTTGCCCTGAAAGAGCGTGAAATCGCCCTGAAAGAGTTTGAAGCACAAAAGCCGGAACCCGATAAATCCATTGAATTGATGATTGAACGTGAGCGCATGGCGTTTGAAGCCAACGAAGCCGACAAACAGCGCCAGGTTGAACTTGCCAAAGCCCTTATCGCCAAGTCAGACAGTGAAAGCCCCGTTGATGAAGGCGATGCCATGAACCAAGCGGCTGACATGATGGCGCAGATTACCGCCGCCCTGACGGCCCCTAGGGCTATCGTGAGGGATGAATTTGGCAATATCGTAGGTTCTGAGACGGTGGCGCAGTGATGTTATACCACGGCGATTGCCTTGAAATCATGCCGACCCTAGAATCTAGCTCTATTGATATGGTTTTAACCGACCCACCATACGGAACAACGGCCTGTAATTGGGATTCAATCATCCCGCTAGAGCCTATGTGGGAAAACCTGAAAAGGCTAACAAAGCCAAGCGCAGCGATTGTTATGACGGCAAGCCAGCCGTTCACCACCACATTGATTGCCAGCAACATGAAGATGTTTAGATATGACCTAAAGTGGATAAAAAAAGCCGGAACGGGGTTTTACAACGCAAACCGGATGCCGTTGCGGGCGCATGAAGATATAGCAGTATTTTACCAGCAGTTACCAACCTACAACCCACAAAAAACAAAGGGCAAGCCATACACAGCAAAACGGGGTTCGGCCCCGGATGTATATGTTGGGAAGGACTTGACGGTAACAAAGAACAAGACTGGCGAGCGACACCCGCTATCTTGGCGGGAGTTTGTTCGTGACGCTCAAAAAGCCCACCCAACCCAAAAGCCCGTTGCCCTAATGGAATACCTTATCAAGACATACACCAACGAAGGTGACACGGTGCTAGATTTCACAATGGGCAGCGGAACCACTGGTGTTGCTTGTAAGAACCTAAACCGCAAGTTTATCGGTATTGAGAAAGATTCTGGATATTTTGAGATTGCAAAGGGGAGAATAGAGGAATGACGGAATCCAAAATACAGATTGGAATGAGCCAGGAATTCCTTGACACAACCACGGTCACCACAAGCGCGGGACTGGTCCACCGAGAGGC